TGGGTTAGCCTATTCGGTGGACGAATTAGCGATGTGACAACAAGTGTGAGAACCGCTGGTGAAGTGGCTTATGTAACTCAAATCCAGATTTTTGCTCTAGGCGCATTATCTAAACTTTCAAAAGCCATCTGGATTGACTCGTTAGCCCAAGATGACGATGGCGATCAGATTTTTACAATTCTTAGTTCCTTGCTGCTTGCCTCTTGGAATGAAGTCAGCCCAGCGCAACAATGGAGTAGTTACGATCCAACAACGACGTGGGCCAATGCTGGCGACGTAGGGCTTGGCGACATTGATAGACCCGGACAGTATGAAATGGTTCAGCGTTCAGCCAGCCCAATTGATTACTATTCAATCGTCACCCAAATCGCCAATTCAGCTCTTGGCTATGTTTATGAGAACGCCAATGGGGAAATTGGCTACGCCGATGCAGCTCATCGGCAGACATACCTACTCGCTAACGGATACACGGAATTGGACGCTCGCGAGGCTTTCGCGGCTGGCATTAAGCAATCCATCCGCTCGGGCAAAATTATCAATGACTATCAAATCAACTATGGCAATAATTTCAACAGCTCAAAAACGGCTTTAGACCAAGATTCAATTGACCTTTATGGCCTTTACTCAGTCCAAGAAAATTCGCTCGTTCACGATGCCACAGACGCTCAAACAATCGTAAATCGCCAGATTGCCCTTCGCGCCTATCCTCGCCCATTATTCGATTCAATAACCTTTCCGCTCCAAAATCCCGAAATGACTGACGCCGACCGAGATGCCTTGATAAATGTATTTATGGGCCAGCCGGTCAAAATAACCAATCTGCCCATCAATATCTATGGCGGCGAATTTACCGGTTATATCGAAGGCTGGACTTGGACTAGCACCCTTAATGGCCTCTCATTGACTTTCACCGCATCACCGACTGAGTTCAGCGCACTAGCGCAGAATTGGGATCAGGTGAACGCGGCGGAAACGTGGAATACGATACTTAATACGCTAGAATGGCAAGACGCGATAGGAGTAATCAGCTAATGGCAACAACAACAAATTTCGGGTGGGAAACCCCTGACGACACAGATCTTGTCAAAGATGGCGCTCTGGCGATGCGCACTTTGGGCAACTCAATAGATACTTCTTTCGTCGATCTCAAAGGCGGCACAACCGGACAAATTCTTTCAAAAGCTTCCAACACAGATCTCGATTACACTTGGATAAATAACGATCAAGGCGACATAACTGCCGTAACTGCTGGAACTGGTATAAGTGGCGGTGGAACTTCTGGTGCAGTAACAATTACCAACTCAATGGCAACGGAAATTACTGCTGCTGGCGACATTATTATTGGAACTGGGTCAGGCACATTTGATAATTTGCCAATTGGCACAACCGGCCAAGTATTAACTGCCGACACCACAGTTAGTCCCTACAAGGTTAAATGGGCGGCGGCTGGAGCATCAAGCGGACCAGCATTTCGAGCTTTTAGAAATACATCAACTCAATCGGTGACAGGTAATGTTTGGACAAAAGTTCAATTAAACGCCGAAACTTTTGATACTGGTTCTTGCTTTGATAGCGCAACAAATTACAGATTTACACCGACAACTGCTGGTTATTACAACTTCACAGGCAAAATCAATGGAGAATGTCAAGAAGGAATTGGTTTTTATGTTTGGTCGGCAATTTACAAAAATGGTTCTGAAGCAAGTTTAGGAACAAAAGGCCCTGCGCCGCAAGATGAAGGAACTTCGATTGTGAGCGATTTAATTTATATGAATGGCACAACAGATTATGTTGAACTTTATGGCTATATTACAGCAGGAACGCCGAGCGAATATTTCTATAACGGAACGACAAAAACTTATTTTGAAGGCGTTTGGATAAGGAGTTAATATGACTTTGCCAGAACAAATTATTGAATTTTATCCTGAATTGGCAAATAAGGATTTTCAGCGCGAAGGTATTTATTTACAGAACGACAGCGACGATTCTGGTGATTACATTCGCGAATGGAATTACTCAAAGCCAATTCCAAAAGGTCTTAAGCTCGGTAAGTGATGCCGAAACTTTGCAAAGCCGGTCAGCAATTAAGGGAGCAGATAGATGATGACTATCCTGATCGCGATCGCAAGTCTGATGGCTGGATTGCTGATGCTCGCCATATGGCGAAAGGGACTTCAGACCATATACCGCAAGATGGAATAGTCCGCGCTCTTGATATTGATGCTGATTTAAATGCACACAAAGAAGAGGCTTACGCTCTTGTTGAGAAAATACGCAAGTGCGCCAAGCGAGGCGATAAGAGAATCAAATACATTATTTACGACGGCAAAATTATGAGTCCGATTATGAATTGGAGGCGCAGAAAATACAGGGGTGCTAACCCTCACCGCTCGCATTTTCATATTAGCTTTACAACTTTGGGAGACAAAGATGGCAGCTGGTTTGACCTCGAAGGAGATAGAAATGAAAGAATTCAAACTGATGGCGGAAAGCTGGGGGAAAACATTCCTCGCGACGGCTCTAGCGACATACCTAGCGGTGGGCTGGGATCTCGACGCAATTGCAAATGCGGCGCTAGTATCAGTCTTGCCTAGCATCATCAACTGGCTTAACCCCAACTACGAGCGCTACGGCAAAATCAAATAATGGGTCGTCTCACCATAAATTCTGCCAATCTTTATCCCGGTCCTCGCGGTCGCAAAGGCGATACTGGTGCAACTGGTCCTGCTGGTGCTACTGGCCCAGCTGGAGCAACTGGCCCTGCTGGTCCTAAAGGCGACACAGGCGAGACAGGCCCACAAGGACCCACCGGCGCAACTGGTCCTGCTGGTGCGACGGGAGCAAAAGGTGATATTGGTGCTACTGGAGCGACAGGTGCTACAGGTGCTACAGGTGCTACAGGACCATCTGGCCTTATTCAAAATTTGGGGTATGTTTCTGGCGAATATTACTCAACAACAAGCTTGGCTGCCAATAACCTCACAATGACTAATAATCTAACTTATTACAGTCCTATTTATTTGGCAGGACAAACAACGTTTGATCGAATAGCTATAAGGGCTGCAAGTAACTTTAGCGGTAACGGCATAGTTAGATTGGGTATTTATAATTCATCGAATGGAAAACCAACTACAGTTTTATTAGATGCTGGAACAGTCTCAACCTCTGCTGCAAGCACAACTTATGCAATCACAATAAATCAAACTTTAGATTCAGGTTGGTATTGGTTAGTTGCGAATTCACAAACAAACGCAACAACAAATTCTTATGTAGGCTCAACTAATGCTTTCTTATTGTCTTTGAATCTTTTAAGCACAGCTTTTGCGCCCCAAGTTGGCTGGACAGAAAGCGGAATAAGTGGTGCATTTGCAACAGCTGGCTCTCTAACCCGCACAGCTAATGCAATTCAAGTTGGGTTGAGGGTTTCATAATGGGCAAAGTAATAACTTACGGCATTGGTGGATACGATCCATCCAAGCCAAACGGCAACATTATTGACGTTCAAGAGGTTGATGATGCCAGCGAGTGATTTAGCCGCGACTATTGCCAGCGTTCTCGGATCAATTGGCCTGCTTATTGCCGGACTTAGATACATCATAAAACTTGAGAATCTGCCCATTGTGTCGCGCCTCGACAAGATGGAGTCTCAGTTAGAATTAGCCCTCTCAGCAAAGGTGGCTAGAAGTGGCAACAAGAAAGCGCGCTAAGAAACCAGCGAAGAAGGTGGCAAAACGTCGCAAAACGACGAAGGAGCCAATCCTTACCAAGCTGGATTTCTGGGCTATTGCCGCCAAAGAAGTTTATGACGCTTGCCGCAAAGCCGGAATGGACGAAGGCACAGCTCTAGCCTTTGCGATGGATAGAAGCTCTTATCCCGATTGGATTGTTGATCCGAGCGACCCAATAAAAAATCCGCTCGATGACTGGGAAGAGGACGACTAATTTACCTTCGCGAGGTGGAACTGTTTGAGGCGCTAAAGTCGGTTTATCCAGACTTAACGCCAGTCTCACCGACCGACCGGCACGACGGCATTACCAACGATGCTTATATCGAGATGAAGTGCCGACGCACGCATTACCCCACCCTCTTGATTGAAAAGAAGAAGTGGGATTATCTGGCCGAAATAAGGGCTAGAACGGGCGCCAGAACCCTCTATATCAACTCCACCCCACAAGGGGTCTATCAGTTCGATTTAGGGGCTATAAACGAGCCTGAATGGCAATTAAAGGCCCTTCCAGCCAAGACGGATTACCCCAATGGCGAGAAGGTTCAGAAACTCTGTGGATTCTTGGACTTGCGACACTCCGAACTCTTACTTGTATAAATCCATTTAATTAAATACATTTATCCCGTAAATCCATTTAAGGATTACAGAACGGGAGAGTAAGTGATAAATAATCCAGTAGTAATTCGATTTGATTCTACTTCTGGCGCTTGGTCTGATGGTAACAATTACGTCAAAGGCCAAATAATCAGACGCTACGCAATTGAATCGCTAGGTAGAAAATCCGTTAGAGGGCGATTGAGCAGAGAAGAAATCTCAGCTTATTGGCTTGATCGTTATGGGGTGAACGCCGATGTTCAATGAAGGCGTTTTCTTCGCAATTTATTGCTCAACGCTATGGCTTGGTTATCGAGTTTATGTAAGCATTAAAGCCAAAGCTTTTAACGAGGGATACAAGAGAGGTCGGGCGAGTATAAATGTCAGAGAGATCGTTAAGTGACTGGCTCTCGGACGCTGGTAACACCCTCGATGACAGGGGGCTTGAATATGGCGACCCGAGGCACAATCTTTTACGCATTTACAAAATCGCGAGACAACTCGGTGTTCAGCTCAGAGACCCATCTGACGTGGCGCTTGTCTTTATCGCAACAAAACTATCAAGAATGGTGGAAAGTCCAGAGCGCGAAGATTCGTATCTCGATCTCATTGGATA